CGATCATTCCCCACTTTCGCGGGCGGCCCGAGGAAGGCTCAACCGGATGTCCGGCGCCACCGGGAGAGTCCGGGCCAGGTGGGCCGCGCCGGCCGCCGCGTACGCGCCGTCACAGTGGCCGGCGCCCTTACGGCTGAAGACCCAGACGTCACCGCGCCGCAGCTTCTCCGAGCCCGTGACGTGCGCCGTGAGCAACGGCTCATCGGAGTGGACGACCCCCATCGAGCGGACCAGCGCGGCGAACCCCATGCACGTTGCGGACACCTCACCCCGGATCTCCGAGACCGTGACTCCGCGCGGCGGCCATGAGGTGCGGCCCTTGCGCTCGGCCAGGGAGGCCGCCGAGGCGGCGGCCGGCCCGTTCGGGAACCAACCCAGCGCCCGAGGCTTGATGGCGGCCACCAGCGCCGGGAGATCGGCCTCCATGTCGGCCGGCGCGGTCGGACCGTCCCAGACCCTGGCCACCTCCAGGCGGATACGGCCGTCCGGCATCGGCGCGGCCAGGACGAGGGAGGCGTGCTGCTCATCGCGGGAGACGTCCACGCACGCGGCCAGGGAGCCACGGAGCGCGCCGATCGAGCCGGGAACGGCGGACAGCTTCCAGGCGGCGGCATCCACGGCGGCATCCAGCGCCGGCACCCGGATGTTCATGACCTCGGTCAGGTGGTCGGTCAGCGCCTCGCCACCCTTGACCAGCACGGCGCGCGCCTCGGCCAAGATGTCGCTCATCGGGAACCGGCGGTTGACGTTCGGGTTGGCCTGGGCGATGGCATACGGATCGAGCGCGTCGGAGCCCAGCGGCGCGCTCCACTCGAAGACGCCCAGGCGCTCGTCACCCTCGCCCGACTCGATGTACCCGATGGCCGAATCCCGGAGGTCGTTCAGCACCACCGACCGGTCATCGCCCATAGACGAGATGCCCCAGAACTGGGCGTATGGCCGAGCCCGCATCGCGTGGTAGGCAGCGCCATAGGCGGAGTAGTCGCGATGCTGGCGGAACTCGTCGGCCAGGACGCGGTCCAGGGAGTCACCCCGGCCGCCTTCCTCGTTGCTGGCCACCGGTTCGTAGCGGGAGCCGTTGGCCAGCGTCCAGCTCTCCTGGCCCGAACCGGTCTTGATGCCCCGCCCTCGGCCCACTGGTATCTCGGCGGCCAGCTCGGGGATGGCCTGCGCGTGCGCGATGGCCTGTTTCCACGCCTTGACGGCCATCGCGGTCTTGGTGCTGGAGCCCAGGATCTTGAGCGGTCCGCGCAGGAACATCCAGTAATTGGCCAGAATGGACATGAAGTAGGTCTTGCCGTTCTGGCGGGCCACCAGCACCAGCACCCGGCGGAACCGGGGCCGGCCATCGGCCAGCAGCTCCAGGCCGTGGATGGCCAGGAAGCGTTGCCAGGGGTCCGGCGGGACGTTCAGCACCAGCTCGGCGAACTCGATCAGCTCGAAACCGTCCGAGGTGTCGGCCGTCAGGGCGCAACCGCATCCGCACGGGCCGGGCGGCCCGACAACGAGCGGCGGGGTGAAGATCCTCGGCACAATCTCGCCGAGAATTTCCTGTCCCGTCTCGTTGTCAACGGCCGCAACGAGTGTCATCAGGCGCCCTGGCGAGCCCGCCGCTTGGCACGCAGCTCATCGAGCGGGCTCCGCGCGCCCTCCTGGCCCGCCGGCTCGGCCTTGCCGGCCAGCGCGGCCCGAGCGGCCGGGGTCATCCCGAGGGCGGCCAGGGCGGCCAGGAAGGCCGGACCGACCTTGCCCAGGTCCGCACCCTCATCCAGGGCCGTGGCGTACGTACGGGCCAGCTCAACGGCCGCGCCGTCCTGCGGACGGACCTGGGCGGCCTCCAGGGCCTCGTCCAGCGCCTCCCGGACCGCCATCTGTTAACACTCCTGTATGTAAAAAGTTGAGAAGGACGAGGGTCTCCGCCGGCCCCCCGACCGGGAAAAACGGCCGGCTCTCGGGCTCACCATGCGGTGATGGGCCTGTGTGGTGGGTCAGGTGCAGTAGTGGGGTCACCCACGTGCAGGTTGCATGCCTTGCACACGGGCTTGAGGTACGCGGGATCGTGCCCCGTGGTGGTGATGCCCAGTACGTGGTGCACCTGCTCTGCCCTGCCTGTGCACACCTTGGGTATGGCAAGGGTGCACAGGCCCTGGTTGGTGGACAGGTTGTCAGCGAGGATGCGGGCCCTGAGCCGGCGCCAGGGTCTGCCCCGCATCGCCTGCTGCTGCCACCCCTTGCTCATACCCCGAGGGTAGCTGTATGGCACAGGTAGTTGGAAGGGTCACTCCGTACCGGGTGCCCGCCGCCGGGCCTGGCCGAGGCGCGTGGCCGCGAGCGACACCACCAGTTCGGCCCGCTCCAGATCTCCGACAAGCGTGGGGGCCAGGGTGACCGCACCCCACGCGAAGACGTTGGCCTCGGCAGCCTCCAGGGCGGCCAGGGCGTCATTCAGGTCGTGCTGAGCGTGCTTGATCGTGAGGTGCGGCTCCCATGCGGTCTTGGCCAGGATGGCCGCCCCGGTGCTCACAAAGCCGTCCCAGAAGTTGATGGTCATGGTTGCTCCCTTGTTAGTTGAAGGTGTCCGTACGCGGGGTGCTACGCACCGCCCCAACTAAGGGTTGGGGGCGGGCGTAGCAGTGGGCACCGCTCTACTGGCTCAGGCGTAGCAGTGGCGTAGCACCTGGAGAGTTTTCCCAGGTCAGCCTGTACCGGGCCGCCGTAGCACTTGCGTAGCAGGGCGTAGCAGTGACTGCTACGTTCGGGCGTAGCAGCAGACGTAAACTGCTACGCCCCTTCCGTAGCACCCTCCCGGGCCCAGGTGAGGGCGTACTGAGCCCCATTCCGGGCCACCACGCCATCCCCCCGGAGCCGGTTCAGAGTGGCCCGGATGGACTCGGACTTGTACGCGTCCTGGCCCGCGCTCTTCCTGGCCCGATTGACCGCCGTCACGATCACGGCCAGCGGCAGGCCGTCCCGGTGTTCGTCCATCTCGTCCAGTACGCGGGTGACGATCTGGCGCGCGCTCAGGGCCCGGCCTTCCTCGGCGGTCAGCTCCACTTCACGCACGGCCGTGCGCCGATCGGCCTCCAGGGCCGCCCCGATGGCCAGCGAAGTGATCTCCTCGCCGTCCTCATCAACGCCAACCACCTTGACCGCCATGCCGAAGTCCCAGCGGGCCGAGTCGTCCCCGTCCTTGTTCTTGTCGCACGCCAGGGTGAAGGCCAGCTCGTGCTCTTTGCGCGTGACCTTCCATTCGGCGTCCTGGGCGCCGTCCAGGGCGCTGGCCCCTCGGGCGTCTCCGCCATTGCGGCCGGTGTGGTGAACCACCAGCACGCATGCCCCGGTGGCCGACTTGAGCTTGTCCACGGCGCTGATCCAGATGCCCATCTCGGTGTTGCTGTTCTCCTCCAGGCCTACGGTGAGACGGGCCTGGGTGTCGAGCACGATCAGGGCCGGCTCCAGCTCACTGGCCAGCTCAACGAGGATGCCCCATCCGGCCGATACTCCGTCATCGCCAGCGGCCTGGACGGGCACGGGGAGGACCATCAGATCCTCGGGCTTCTCGCCGTGGTGCTGGGTCCAGGCATCGATCCGGCGCATGAAGCCACGGACGCCCTCGGCCACCAGGTAGAGCACCTTGCCCTTGCGTACCTTGTGCGTCCCGTTCCAGGTACGCCCGGTGGCCACGTGGGCGGCCCAGTCGAGCGCCACGAAGGACTTGAAGCCCCCGGCCTGGCCGATGAGCCAGACGGCACTGTCCATGGTCAGCACGCCCTTGATCAGCGACTCGGCCGGCGGGAGGTTCCGAAGCTGATCCAGCGTGAGCAGCCGGTCCCGGAGCTTGTCCAGCGCGGCCTTCCGATTCGCGGGGTTGGCCATCATCAGGCGCTCTCGGGCGGACTTGTCGCCCAGCACGGCACGGGCCTCATCTCCGCCACGAGGGGTGTCCATCCATTCGTTCCCCACCTCGGCCGCCAGCCCCACCGTGATCGGCTCGGAGTGGGCGCGACTGAAGGCCGAGAAGATCACACTCTTGGCCGTCCAGCTCAACCCGTTGCGCTTGTTCCAATCGTCGCTGTGAACCCCGCCGGCCTCCACAGCGGTCATCAGCGCCGAGAAGGCATCTCCCTCGTTCAGATATCCGCCGTACGCAAACCGGCCGAGCATTCGGGCCGCTCCACCCAGGGTGGAGTTGATCTGCCCGGCCCTAGCCGCCCGGACGCGCGCCAGCTGATCGGCAATCACCCGATCGGCGCCGGCCGGAGTCCAGTCCTCCGCCTCATCCCAAGCATCCGAGGTAGGGACCGGGGCGCGTACGGTCGGCTCGATCTGCTGGGCAGGCTTGGCCGCCCCGATGCGCTCGATCAAGGCGGCCGGGGTCTCGGCCGCCTTCAAGCCCTCCAGGTCCGGCTTCATGGACCAGCGGTACTCAACCGGCCGACCCTTGTTCGGCCCGTGCTTGGACACTCGGACCGTGGGCGCGATGAAGATGAATGCCCGGCCCTCCCCCCGGTCATCTCCTGCCTGGAAATCGACGCCCTGAGCGGGCACCCCCTTGGCCAGATGGGTCCGGGGGATCAGCTCATGCCGCCCGCTGGAGGGCGTCTCCGCCACGCCGAACACGGGCGGCATGACCCCGGCGGCTTCCAGTTCGGCTCGGCCCACCTCCCCGCCGTTCTGCGGATCGGTATCGATGACGTCCATGCCGACGCCGGTCACAGCGCACAGGGCCCAGCCCGGCCGCCAGCGGTCCACGGCGTCGTGCCGCGCCCGGTAGGTCTGCCACGCGTTGGGCAGGATGAACGGCATCCGGTCGGCCAGTTCGGCGGAGTGGTTCCGGGGCGCGGCGAACACCGGGATACCCGCGTCCACCAGCTCATGCGCAATGGCCAGAGCCTCGGCCTGAGAGGCCGTGAGGGCTATACTCGATGTGGAGATCTGCTTTGCTTCAGACCCGTCCGAGCTGCCACCCGGGCGGGTTTCGTTTGTCTCGGGCATGATCAGGCCGCCCGCCCGTCAGCGGCCGACGCGAAGACGGCGCGCAGCTTGGCGGTCTGCTCCGGGGTCAGCTCGGGTGCGCGGTCCACCACGGCCTTGACGGCGCCGGCCAGGTGGGCCTGGCGGGCGATCTCGCGGCGGCGGGCCGGGCTGAGGTTTTCGGCCCGAGCTTGGCCACCCTCGCGGCCCCACTCCTGCGGAGTCTTGGACACGGATTGCTCCTGAAGAAATGGATCTCTTCAGGGCTTCCGGAAGGGCAATCCCGGTTACCTGCTGGTGCTCTCTTCTTGGCTGCCGTTGCGCGGGATACCCACCCCGTATTTAGCTCGCTCCGCCGGCCTGAGCCGGACCGGTTGATCTCCCCGGTGCTGGCGCCAACTGTAGCCCAAGCGCCTAGGCTTGGCAAGCCCGATCATGCCCTTGACCTGCGCATATCTACTATAGTTGATCTACGCCTGGTCAGTCTCGACCGGTCATGCGGTCCCGGTAGTGATCACTGTTCCGTGCCCACCGCTCGATGTCCTCCACGCGCCACACGGCCAGGCCGCCCGGCCATTCGTCGTAGGGCTCGGGGAAGTCGCGCTGGCGGGACAGCGTGTAGGCGCGCTGGCGGCCCACGCCGAGCAAGTCAGCGATGTCGCCCGTGGTGTACAGGCGCCCCTTGATCCCCATCCAGCTCACGTTAGGTACCCGCCAGGTGTACCGATGGGAGTCGGCCAAGACGTGTACAGAGCCCGTGTACACAGGTAACCTCGGCTGCAATATTGCAGACGTAGAGGCAGGCGAGCGCCATGGACTGGAAGCTGACCCGAGACGCGACCGGTGAGCCCGTGGTCGACGAGATCCACCCGGACGACGAGGACCTGTCACTGGGCTACGCCTACATGCGGGCCTTGCTGGCCGAGCACGGGCGGGCTGAGAAGCTGGCCGAGGGCGTCTACTACTTCTCGAAATCGAGCCCGGGAAAGTGGATCTGAGGCCCTGTTTAAGCAAGTGCCTGAACATGCCCTGAGCAGGCAAAAAATGGGGGTCCTGTTTAAAGCAGGACCCCCATTTTTTGCTTAAGACAATGATCGCCACTCGATGGCCACGCGCTCGGGCTTGAAGCGAGATCCACGGACCGTCCGGTTGACCGTGATCGTCATCAGCAGGTCCACCACCTCGCGCCGGGTACCGATCTCCAGGTCCGCCCAGCGGCCCACGATGTCCCCGCCCACCACGCGCCGCAGCACCCCCGGGACCCGGGTCGCGACGGCCCGGCCCTCGGCCGCCTTGATCTCCTCCAGAAGCCGGGACTCGATGGCGGCCAGGCCGCCCGGGCTGATCTCGCCCGCCGCACTGGCCGCGTAGAAGCCGTCCAGCCGCTCTTTCAGGGCGCGCACCTCGGCCAGTGGGTCCGCCTTCTCGGCGGCCGGCGGGGTGGCCAGCAGCTCCAGGAAGTCCGGCCGGGACAGCCGCTCATGGACCAGCGCCGTCACGAAGTCGTCCAGGTAGGTATTGCGGACTGAGGTACAGAACTTCTCGAAGCACGAATAGGCGTAATAGCCGCGATTCTTCAGCACGCGCATCCGACCGCCGCACTCCCCGCACTTGGCCAGCCCGGACAGCAGGTACTTCAGGGACCGGTCCCGCACGTTGTTGCGCCGTGGGTCCTCCAGCGTGGCCTTGCAGGCCAGATAGGTCTCCTCGTCCAGGATGGCGGGCCAGACGGCCGGGCCGATCACCACGCCTTGGTGCACGCGCTGTCCGATGTATGCCGGTTCGGTCAGGATGCGCTTGATCTGGTTGGGGAGCCACTTGCCGCCGGCCGGCGCCAGCAGGCCCCGGGCGTTGAAGTCCTGGGCCACCTTGTAGGTGGACTCCCCGGCCAGCACGCGCCGGCCGGCCTCCCGGATCAGCTCCCCTTGCTCGGGCTTCTCGTCCTGGCTGATGAACCGGCCACGCTCGTCGTAGGTCCGGGTGTATCCGTACCGGAGCTTGCCGTGGGGACGGCCCTTGACCGCGTTGGCCCGCACGTCGCGCAGGAGTCGCTGGCGCGTCTCGTCCGAGGCGTAGGCGTTGTTCACGCCTTCCTCCGCCAGGGTCTTCCAGTCCCGGGGAATCAGCAGGTCATAGGTCCGCTGGTGGTTGACCACGTGGATTTTGATGCCCAGGTCCCGGCAGAGATCGAGCAGCCCTGACCAGGTGGTGAGCTTGCGGTCCCCCCGGGAGGATTCCCAGAGGATCAGGACGTCCACCAGGCCACCGCGCAGGGCCTCCAGGAGCGCGGCGTGGCTCTCGCGGCCCTTCTTGGCGTACCGGCTGGCGGACACGTCGTTGTCTACGAAGACCTCAGTGACGGTCCAGCCGAGGGCGGCGGCGGCCAGCCGAGCCTCGTCTTCCTGCTGCTCAACCGAGGCTCGATCCCGCTTGTCCTTGGACACTCGCGCATAGATGACGGCTCGCATGGATGCTAGGCTACTCAACAACACCCCCTAAGGAACAGTCACACCGGAAACTGACTGCTAGAGGGGTGGGTTCTGGAGGAACCGTGAACGCCTTGGCAGAGGTCGATCACCCCCGCCCGTACCGCCATGTTGGCGCGGAGGATCTGGACCAGTTCGTGATCCTGTACGCGAAGGGCAAGAGCATCCGCTCGATCGCCCAGCAGCTCGGCTTCAGCTACGGCGCGGTCTACCGCTGGCTGAAGGACTCCGGGGTTCAGCTCCGGCGGCGGGGTGGCCAGTGACTGGCCAGAGGACTGGCCAAGCGCCCCTGCCGGTACGCCTGGCCAGTGGCCAGAATTCTACCGCTGGCCAGTTGGCCAAGCTGCTCTACGGACCGCTCTGGCCGCTGGCCAACCGGCCTGGCCACAAGCGCATAGCGCTGGCCATTCTCCTGGCCTTCCGCCTGGCCCCGTTTGGCCTACTGGCCACGGCGCTGGCCATTCTGCTCATTCGCGCTGGTCAGGAAGGTGTCCTCTGATGGCCAGTGGCCAAACGAACGGGAAGATTGGCCACAAGACTGGCCAGCGGCTGGCCAAAGAGATTGGCCACGGATTGGCCAGTGGCCAATCGGCTGGCCAGGAGTTTGGCCAGTGGCCAACACCTGAGGAAGTGGACAAGGCGCTGGCCATGGCCAGTGGCCAGACCCGGCCCACCGTGGCCACGGTCGTCCTGCTGCTGCTGACCCTGGGCGTATGGGCGCTCGTCATCATCGCGTTCACGAGCGTGGTGCTCGGCCTCTGAGACGGAGCAGGCTCCCCCGGCGTGGCCTACCGGCCATCACCCTGTCAGGCGGGGGAGCCTGCTCCTACGCGAACTTCCGGACGATGAAACACGAGCCGGCCTGCACCGTCGTGGCGTCGCTGTCCGTTGCGGCCTGCGCCCACTGCAACGACAGGTTCCCCGTCACGGTCACGCTGGCCAACGCCTTCTCGATCACCACGGCAAACGCGCCCGTCGACGACAATCCGTAGGTGGCGTCCGCGTTGACCGCCGTGCCACGCATGGTGATCGGGGTTAACACGTCCGGGTTGGCGACATTCGACGAACCCGGGCCAATGCAGCACCGGGTTGGGGTGCCGTACGTGCCGGTGAACGCCCACCGGGTTTTGAAGTCACCCGTGTTGGATGCGTCGGCGGACGTGACGAAAATCCGCAACTCGATGTCCCAAATGCCCACGGGCAGGGCGATCCCCGACAACACCGGATCGTCGGACAGGGTGCTGTTCGTACGCGCCGTCCCGCTGTTCTTGAGGGTCAGCTTCGGCAGGGAGTTATAGACGGCCTGGACGTCCGTGTCGAGGTCCGTGGCCAGGTTCTGCATGTCCCCCGGCACGTTGGGCGGCGCGCTCAGGGCGGGGTACCGGTAGGCCCGGTTGCTGGTGGTTCCCATCATCGGCTCCAGTTGATCGTCAGGGTGAAGCTGTTCGTGTAGCGGCCCCGGCCATCGAGCACCACGTACGGGGAGCCGTCGGACTCGTAGACGGCGATGCCGCCCGACGTCCCGGCCGCCAGGGAATCGATCCAGGCCGTGGGAACCGAGAAGGTGGCCGACTCCCCCCACGCCAGCGAGGGGCCGGCCGTGGTGCTCGTGAGCGTGGGCGCACCCGAGGGCACGGCGGACTCGGTAACCAGCCGCAGCGTCAGCGCCTGGGCGGCCGGGAGCCCGCCCGAGCCGGCCCGCCGGAGCATCACGGTGGCGCTGGAGATGGTGGCGCCGGCCAGGCCGAGCGCCCCAGGGCCGTAGAAGGCGCACCCCGTGTACACCCCGGCGCCGGCAAACTCACCCTGGAACACGTCATCGCTCGTCGTGAGCCACGCGCTGTTGCGGTAGGAACGCGTCTCCACGGCCGGGATGACCAGCGTCCCCGAGACACTGACCGGCTTGGGCACGGGCAGGGCCGGGTTACCCGGGTCCGCCGGGGCCGCCGTGTAGAACCGCTGAACGGCGAACCACTGGCTTCCGACGCGCTGAATCACGCAGACGTCCCCCACGGCCACCGTGAGATCCCGGGCCACCTGGGCGGCCACCGCCACCCCGCCCACGGTGAAGCTGGCCACGCCGCTGGTCTTGACCGTGGTGGCCGTGCCCAGGGTGGCGCCCAGGCCGTCCGTGGTGACGCGCGTGCTCGCGAAGTCGGTCACTGGGCCCTCATCCCGAGCCGCATTGGCCCGCCGCCAGCCGTGTACGACAGCGATACCCGCTCGGCAATGCAGGTCTCGGCATCGATGTCCGCCGTGGTCACGATGAATTTGTCCCCGGCCTCCCAGATCGGAATCGGCACGGTCTCCAGATCGAACCGGGGCCCGGACTCCCGGAGCAGGCGAGCCAGGACCGAGGCCGCCGCCGTGTTGCACTGGGCCACCGTGGTCAGCAGCGGGCTGGCGAAGAAGTAGGGCACGGGGAGGCGTGCGAAGTTCCCGGCGTAGGCGTGCGGCCCGCTGGACGTGTCGTAGGCGACGCCTTGGACCACTCCCCCATCCGAGGCCACCCCCCGGGTCACCACACAGTTGTAGGCGTCGTCACGGCTGCTGCCGGCCGAGTCGCGCAGGATGACCGACGAGTCCGTGATCGTGTCGACCACGTCCGCGTCTCCGTTGGTCACCACGTACACGCCCTGGTTGTTGATCCGCCCGGCCGCCGGCCAGGCGTCCAGCAGCGCGTTGACCGCGTCCAGCCGGTTCTCGTCGAAGTTGATCGAGGCAGGGACGGACCGGTCCGCCGGGGCGTTGGTCAGGTCCACCGGGATGGCCGGTTCCAGCAGGCCGCGCAGCGTGGAGCCGAACGTGCCCGTCGGCTGGTATGGCGAGACCAGCCTGGCCTCATCGATCAGGGCCAGCAGGCCGACCGCGTTCACGGTGATCTGGTCCCCGTCGGCCGTGGCGTCCTGGATGACGAACCAGCCGCGCTGAATCCATTCGGTCTGCCCGTGCCGGGAGTCGATGCCCAGCAGGATGCGGAGCCGTTGGCCGAACGCGCCGAGCGTCGATCGGGCCGTGTTGGGCGCGTAGTTCACCCCGTCCACCACCCGGGGAACGGTGATGGTGATCCGCTCCGGGACCCGGAGCGTGATGTCCGATTCCTCGGCGCCGTCAACCATCGGAACGTCATCGTCGAGTAGTTCGCTGCCCAGCCAGGACTCCACCCGGGCCCGGTAGACGAATGAGTCCCCGCCGGAGAGCACTGCCCGGAACGGGCTCGGTGAGGGGATCATGACCAGTCCCCGATCAGCACGTCCAGGTAAGAGGCGTGGTCGTCGAGCAGATCCTGATAGGTGCCGGACACCCCGTAGAAGTCGATCACGTCCTGGTAGGTGAACGTCGCGGTGAGCCAGAAGCTGGACCACTTCTGCGTCTCCACCAGGTGCAGCGTCCAGCTGCGGCGGGGGTCGGTGCCATCCTGGCTGAACCGCTCCTGCCGGACCGCCGTGGCCGCGTAGTAGCCGTCCACGTCCAGGTAGCCCCCCGGCTGGCGCGCCTGGAAGACACCCTGAGTTGCGTTCTCCAGTAGCGTCTGAAGGTCTTCGTTCCCGGCGTCCGTGTCCAGGAAGAACTCCACGTCCCCTTCGGACTGGCCGAGCTGGCCCATCACCACCACGTTGCGGCCACCCACCTGGAACGCGGAGGACTGCCGGGACCGGTCGATGGCGTCCCAGGCCATGATGACCACCTCGGCGCCCAGGCCGGTGATGGCGTCGGACAGGACTACCTTGCCCCCGGGCAGCGTGTACGTGTCCGGCGTGGTGCTCGCGGCATCCACGCCCTCCACCTCGGCCACGTAGGTCACGGGCACGCCGAACGGGAACTCAGCATCGATCCGCGCGAACGAGGTATCGACCACCGAGTCCTTGGTGCCGTCCCGGATCTCGCTGCGCATGCCGGCCACCACCCGGTAGATGGTGATCGAGTCGCCCAAGGTCAGCCCGGTGACGGCCACCGCCACCCGGGGCGGGTAGACGCCAGCCTGGACAGTGGCCGTGATTACGACTGCCATCAGCGCTTGCCTACTTTCGCCCGATGGGCAGAGCGGCGCGCACTGGCCTCAACCGTCCGGACCGTCATCGCCGCGAACGGGGCGCCGTCGAGCGACACGCTGACGTTGTTGCTCACGCTGACCGGGGTCGGCCCGCCGATCCGGGACGAGCCCGAGGTGTCGCTCACCGCGAACGACTGGTCTGCGGCCAGGAGGGCCTTTCCGCCGAGCTGCCGTTCGATCTTGTTGAGCTGCGACTGGTTGACCTTCACCGTCACGGTGATGGTCTTGCTGTGCACGCTGTTGAGCGCGTCCTTGGCCGCCTTGGATGCCGCCGCCGCGTTGGACTTCACATCGATCCGCGCGTCCTTCTTGGCGGGGATGCCCAGGATCTGGTTGGCCAGGGCGCGCGCCTTGTCCGCCGAGCCGGTGAACGACGTAGCGACCTGGATGAACTTGGCGCGCAGAGCCTCCCCGGCGGCCACTGTCTTCGGACCCTGGCCGTTCACCTTCACCGTGTTGTCGTACTGGGCCTGGAGGGCCTTGGCCACCGACGAGAGGGCGTCCCGGTTGGCCCGGCCCTTGGTGGTGTTCGCGTCGAGCGTGCGCCCGTTGTCCTTGCGCGCCTGGGTTGCCTTGGCCAGGGCGCCGGCAACGTCCGTCTCCGAGTCGTACAGGGCGCCGTTGGCCCGGGTCAGGTCTCGCGCCGCCTGCTCGGCGTCGTCCATCAGCTTCTGGGAGTCCGCCAGGTACTGGTTGGTGGTCTCGATGCCTTCCTGATTGCGGTCCCATTCCTTGGCCGCCAGGTCCAGGCCCTCACGCAGATGGTCCGTCTCTTCCGAGGCCTTGCCGGTCACCTTCTGGTAGACGTCCATAGCCTGGCCGAGCGGACCCATCAGGGCCGTGGTGAGGCCGATCTTCTGCATGAAGCCATAGACCTCGGTCAGCCCACGGACGAGCAGGCCCGTGGTCCGGATGAGGATGGTCATGTCCTGGGTGATGTCCTCCAGGGCCGCCGCCGCACCCTCGCTGCCGCCGGCGATCATCTCCAGCATGTCCCCGGTGGCGTCGCCGATGTCGCCGATCGAGTCGCCGAGCTGATCCATCACGGGCTCGGCCTTGGAGACCAGCTTCTGGAAGCCTCGCAGGATGCCATCGGTAGCCCGGAGAGCGCCCTCGGTCAGCGGGCCGACGAACGCGGACGAGTCCTCGAAGATCGACTTCACCCGGGGGCGGAGATCCTGGAACGCCTCGTCAATCTCACCGATCGAGCTGAGCACGGGGTCAACGAAGACCTGGGCATCTTCCTTCAGCCCGGAGAACATGTTCTCGCCGAGCTGCTTACCGGCGGCCGAGACGCGAGGATCGTCCTTGACGAGCATGATGCCGCCGATGACGCCACCCACCCCGGCCCCGCCGATGATGGCGGCGGAGATGGTGGCACCGATCAGCGGCGCGGCGGCTACCGCAGCGCCGGCCAGGATGGGCGCGCCGTTGGCGGACGCCGCGCCGAAGACCTCGGCCAGCTTGGCCGACAGCTTCGGCGCGGCCGACCCGAAGACCTGCTCCAGCCGGCGGCCGATCCGCGCGGCCGACTCGTCGTTGTCGGACTGGATCTTCTTCTGGGCCGCCTTGTTGATGGCCACGATGCGCTCTTGCGACGCCGCGAACTTGGCCTCAGCGGACGCCAGCGCGGTGCCGGTCTTGTCCGACGCGGTGACGTTGAATTCAACATCCCTGGTCACGGTCAGCCCCTCCGCAGCGTGTTGAGGGCCTGGTCCACTTCGGACTCCACGCCCTCACGCCAATCGGGCGTGTCCGCCAGGGTCTTGGTGAAGAAGCCCGGCGTCACGGTGACGGTGTGCCAGCTGGCCCGGGTCCGCCGGCCCCACGACGGAGCGCGCACCCGGCCCCGGTCCAGGGCCGTGATGTCAGACCGGCCGCCCTGGGAGTTCCGGCCACCCTTCAGCTTCATCCCGGCCTTACGTCCGGCAAATCGGAACTGGGCCGTGATTCGGATCTTGTTGACCCAGACGTTGAGGCCGCCGCGCTTCGGCAGCGTCCCGAGCGCGGCCTTCTTGACCGCCTTGGTGGCCGGCTTGACGGCCTTGCGGATGCCCCGGGCGCACGCGTTCTGGATCTCGCGCCGGTTGTCGAAAGCCTTCAGCTCTCGCACCAGCTCGTCAAAGCTCGTCGCCACCTGGTCACCCCCTCATCCGCTCGTGCACCTGGGCCGTGGCCGCCGAGAATCGCTGGTCCCGCGCCCGGTCCTGCTCCGCCTGGTCCTGGTCGAAAAGGACTCGCCAAGCCGTGTCCTTGTCCCTCGGGTGCCAGGTCTGCACATCCGAGAACGGCTGGCCCGTACGTAGGGCCAGCGCCATCAGCTCCCAGCGGAGGGAGCCTTTCGGCCAGGGTCCAGGCCGTCTTCATCGCCTGCCGGCACCTCCGGCTCTCGGTGCGTGGCCTCCACGCAATCGGTGGTGTTGAAGACCTCGAAGGGGCCGCCGTACTGCTTGGTGCGAGCCAGGGCCGACCAAGCCAGGAAGCGGACCCAGGTGTTGCGGTGCGTGGCCGGGTCGATCTCCGCCGCCTCTACGGCGGCGTAGTCGCGCTGGTCGATGACGGCCTTCAGCTCTCGACCGTCATCCATCTCGACGGTCACCGGTACGCGGATGCCCATCAGCTGGCCGCCGTGGTTCCGAAGACCGGCTGGCCGACCACGGGGAAGCTGGCCTCGAAGTCCACGAAGCTGCCCTGGTCGCCACCGAACACGACGGGCATTGCCACGATGGTGAAGGTGGCCTGAGGCTTGCTCAGTCCGTCGAGCGGCGCGAAGACCACCTCCAGGAGGTCACCCGGGGTGGCGTCGCGCAGCGCCTTGGCCAGGCCGTTGACATCGTTCTTCTGGAGCGCGGCCACCTCCCAGGCCCAGGCCGGGGAGTCCACGTCCTGAACGATGCCGTCCGGCACCAGCGTGCGCACGGTCTGGATCGGCGTGTTGGGCACCAGGCGCGACCGGGTGCACTGGTTGGCGTATTCGTTTCCGTCGACCGTGATGACGCTGTCCTTCATCACGTAGACGCCGGTGGGGACGCTCATGGGTTACTCCGAATGTCCGGTGATCAATAGGGCGTACAAAGGGCCGCTGGCGTCGGGAATCTGCGCCGGTACAGCCGAATCGACGAACACGACAGGCCGTAGCGCGTCGGCCAGAGCCTCCAGGCGCGCGTCCGCGTACGCGTCTGCGGTCACCTCGTCGTTCTGCGGCAGGACGATCAAGATGTCCCAGTTGTTGGTGAAGGCTTGGCCGCCGGCCCGATCCGCTCCACGCCACTGCGGCCAGCCGTCGCCCACGGCGGGGGCCGATGGGGTCGAGGTGTACCCGGTGACGCCCGCCACGGCGGCGAGCGCCGTAGCGATGGCCTGACGGGTGTCCGCGTTGCTCATCCCGTCACCAGCCGGCGGTACGGCGCCTCATACCGGCGCACCTCGGAGTCCCGACCCGGCCGGACCACGTCCCCGTCCGAGCCAGCGACGAAACCGAGCTGATGCTTCTTCATGGTCAGGGCGAACTGGGCCCGCCGGAGTAGGGCTAGGCGTAGGTCATCCGAGTAGGCGGCCGGGACGCTGCATGCCTTGCGCTGGGCGGCGGCCTCAGCATCCAGGGCCTGCTCCAGTTCGTCGTCCGAGTAGGAGTGCTGACCCAGGTACGTGTCCAGGTCCGCGATCGTGGGCATGGCGGCGGCCGTAACCGTGGCCGTGACGTACGCGGTGAAATCCGTTGCCCCGTAAGCCGATCCGACCATCCGGGCGATGTAGCGGCCCACGCTGGCAACCGGGTACTCCGCCCGGTACCGGCCCGAGGAGACCTCGGTAACGGCCGGGGTGGAGGTGGTTCCGTTCGGAAGGGTGACCGTGGCCGTGACGGTGTCGCTGGCGTAGCAGCCATCGGCGTCCGTCACCCGGACGTCGAGCACCCAGACGCCACCCACGGGCAGCTCCTGGCTGTCGCTGGATCGAGCCTTGAACACGGTCACCCCCTCCCTAGCTGAAGACGTAGAACTTGACCTCGGTTGCGGTGCCATCGATGGCCACCCCGACCCGGCCATTGGCGTCTCCCCAGACCTCGGGGACCGCGCCCACCTTGGCCGTGCCGGCCGGGATGCTGATGGTCCGGTCACCGACCGGGAGACCAAGATCGGTGTTGTTGGTCGTCAGGGTCACCACGTGCGTGCCGGCGCCGGTGTTGCGCCAGAGCACCGTGGAGCCGGCGGAGACCGTGTCCGACGAGGCCGTTCCGGTCCGCTCGGTGACGGCCGTCCCTGCGTTGCTGGTCCCGTCCACGCTCACGTAGTCGGTCATGGGATCGCCACCAATTCGACGCTGTAGGTATGGCTGGTGGCGTTGCCGTGAGTCATGGTCACCTTGACCCGCTCCGGCGCCACGTCGCTGACGGCCACGTTCGTGGCCGCCGTGATCCCCGGGTAGACCTTCAGGGCCACCTGGCCCACGCCGGTGATGGCCGCGCCGGTCAGCAGCGGGTAGACCACCCCGGCCGCGTTGACGCCCTCGATCTTCGGGACCGTGGACGGGGACGTGCCGGCGGCCGTGGTGTCGATGATGACGACGCAACCCCGAAACCGGCCCACGTCCACGGTGACCGCCGTCGGGGTCGCCGTCCGGGCGGCGGACGCGTAGACGGCCGTGGACTTCTTACCGTTCGGCATGACCGCTCCTCTTGGCCGGCTTGAGCCGGGCCAACTCGGCGCGCAACCGGGCATTCTCGGCGCGCAGGCCGGCCAGCGCCGTCCGAAGCTCCTCCACCTCGGTCAGCGCCCGTCGGGCCTGCGCAACCTTGGCCACGGCCCTACGCCTCGCTGTTCGGGTCGAAGGTCACCTGACGGACGCCGGAGATGTCGGTGTTGCCCACCGCGTAGTCCGCGTACAGGCCGACCGTGACGAACGACAGCTGCGGGATGTTCGCCGTCTGGACGGTCGCGCCGAAGTCCCAGAACAACCGCTCCGGGGCGCCGGCCCACGCCATGACCACGGCCGGGTCGAACAGCCAGGAATTGGTGCTGGCGTTGGCGGGGGTGCCGAGCGCGTACGCCGCAACCCAGGTCGAGCCGGCCACATCGATGGTCCGGTACTTACTGGCCGTGGTGCCGTTCGCGTTCTGCGGGTTGATCATCGGGTACAGCGGCCGGCCGGAGTCGTCCTTGACCCGCGCGGCCACCCGGTACAGGGCCTGGTGCACGGCGAACGCGGAGAACCGGTTGCCGCCCCGGGTGAACTGGAGGTCCGCGTACGCCTGCTCGAAGGACTCCATGGTGGCCTGGTACTCGTCGTTGCTCGGGGACGCGTCCGTGGCGGTCAGCGCGATGTCCGTGGCCGCCGTCAGGGTGCCCAGGAACGTGGCGATCGCCGCTTCCCGGTCCTCGTAGAACTCCCGGACCATCTGCGCCCAGAGGATGCCGGAGAAGGCCGGGTTACCGCCCTGGCGCCAGACCTGCCGGGTGATCTCCACCTTGCCCCAGATCTGCCCCGGGGTGATGGTCTGGAGTTCGTCGACGAAGGTGCCGCCGGCCGGCTCGGTCTTCTCGGTCGCGATGGCGGTCAGGCCGGACGACGAGGTGAACTTCGGGATGTCGAACTTCTGGCCGCCGTTCGGAGTCGGGCCACGGCCGGTCAGGTCCCAGAGCGGGGTGGCGTAGTCGAGCTGCGGAACCCACATGTCCGGCCGGCGCTGGCTGACCAGCGAGCCCGGGAGGTCCGCGATCTCGACGTCCGCGAAGCTGGACTGGATGAAGTCGTTCACCCGGCCCAGCGGGGCCGAGGGGTCCCGGCCGGTTTCCTTCAGCTTCAGCGCCTCGATGATGTCCGTCGAGAAGTCGTGCTCGGTGTCCGAGCGGAACGCGTACGCCCCGGGCCCGGTCCGGCTGAAGGCGTACGGCAGGGGCTCGTTGACCTGAGCGGGGCCGGTCGGCATGCCCCGGGTCGGGTCGACCACGGTCGGGCCCTCGTCGTTCGGGTTGAGCCGCGCCATGATCTGTTCGAACTGGTCGGCGGAGAAGGTGACCGGCAGCGTCTCGGCGGCCGGAGTCTCCTCGGTCTGGGTCTCTTCCGGCATGCCGGTTCCTTCCTCGTTCGCCCGCACACTGATGAGGCGGGCGTCGTCGAATGCCGGGTTCTTCACGAACGCGACATTGGTCAGGTGGGCCATGTTGACGAGCAGGACGCCGGGGTTCTCCGGGTCAGGTTCCGAGTCGATCTCGTCGAATTCGATCTCGATGGAGAAGCCGGTCTTGGTGCCCTCGGCGGCCAGGGCCAGGGCTCGGTCACCCTCCGGCCCGTCGTAGACCTTGAAGGTCATCACCAGGCCGGCCTCGGTGTCCTCGGCGGACAGGGCTCGGGCCAGGCGGGACGACTGAACGTGCTCGTCGTTGAGCCGGATGTACTTGGCATCGGCGAACTTCAGGCCACCCCGGGCGAACCGCCAGCGGCGCCCACCCCGATGCCGGCCGATCGAATTCCACGGCACCACGACGCCGGTCAGCGTCCGGCGCTCGGCATCGATCGAGAAGGACTCGGCGGTCAGGCCCTCGAATTCCAGGAACTCACTCATCGCGCACCAGCCGGGATTGCGGAGATCTGCGTGGACGGGACCGGCGCCTGGATTCGCTTGGGGGGCAAGCCTTCCGCCTTCTGAATGTCCTGGGCGTCAACGACTTCCATGTCCTTGTAGATCTGCTGAACCTCGGCCCGGGTCTTCGGGTCCGCCTTCAGGTAGTCGTCCAGCCAGAAACGCACCGTCGTGCCGCGCTTGGTGACGTCGCCCATCGTCAGCCGGCCGGTAATGGCGGCCATGTACGGCATGAGCACGTCGTTGATGCGGTCCTTCCGGCGGTCAACACCGTTCTGGTAGGTCCGCGAGGTGGTGGAGATCCCGAGGTCTTCCGGGTCGATGCCGAGCGCGTTGGCCAGGGTCAGGTCACACCGCTGCTGCTGCGCGAGGATTTGAAGCTCAGCCGGCATCGGGTCGTTGGCGGAGACGTAGTCCACGCCCGCCGGGCCCCACCCATCCAGGTGCTTGCGTCCGCCCTCGGCCCACGCTTCCAGGAAGTCGTCAATGACGTCCTGCTCCGGGTCCGCCTGGGTCTTGTCATTGAGCCGGAAGAAGCCACGGCGGCGGGGGTTGGCCGCGAACATGTCCGCCGCCTCATCGAGCATGATGGCCCGCCGGATGGCCCGCTCCCCGGCCACCAGGAACGCCGGATTGGGGCTGTCAAAGCGAATCGCGTCCCGGAAGGGGACCGGCTGGCCCTCCATGTAGACGACGCCCTCGGTGGGCAGGCCGCTCGGGAGGTAGCCGCGCCGGTAGCTGTCCGGGGGCTGAAGGCTGACGTCCCCGGGCGCGTATCGGGCCGCGCTGGCCGGGTAGCCGTCGGCCGTGCGCTCGGTGACTCGCCACCAGGCCACCGCCTCGAAGAGCAGATCCTCAACCGTCTGCGCCAACATGACCTCGTTGGCGGTGTTCGGGTCGATCTGCCGGAGAAGCGGGTGATCCAAGATCCGGTTGTCCGCGTCAACCGCCTGAAGCGGGAGCGTGCCCACCGAACAGATCATGTTCCGGCCACGCTGGACCGCCGGCACCCCGAGCGCTGCTTCCCGGTCGATGACGATGGCCTTCATGGCCCGGTAGTTCAGAAGCTGATTGGTGACGTCCCGGAAGCCGGAGTAGCCGAACTGGGCTCGGAACACCGGGTCTTCAGCGGGGATGGGGGCCGCGCCGAACCATGCGCGCATACGCTCCCCGAGACCCATAGCTGCATGGTACAGCTAAAAGTGGGGAACAGTCCCCG